ACAGACGAGAACACAAAGCAACGATACTTTGATTTCAAGCTGTTGTCAAGCGAAGGTGGTAGCAGATTCGACACTGGCGACATCATTAAGCGCCTCAACTCTCAGATTCTTGTTGCTCTTGGTGCTGATGTTCTGGCAATGGGTACAGACAAGGCAGGTAGCTTCAGCCTAGCTGGTGCTAAAACCTCCCTTGCTGCAATGATGCTTGAGTATCGTCTGCAAGAAATTCAAGACGTTCTCAACAACGACCTGATTGCTCATACGTTCAAGCTGAATGGTTGGACTGACACAGAACTCCCTACTTTCCAGTATGAAGAGTTTGATGAGTTGGAACCCGACGACCTATCGAAGATGATGCAGCGTACCGGAAGCATCGGTTTGTTGGTTAAAGACCTACCTACCCTTAATGCTGTTCGACGCGCATATGGCGCTGACCCTTTACCAGAAGGAACAAATATTGATGAGCTAGAGTTTACAAACAATTCTAGCAGGTCTGGTGATGGACTTGAAAAATCTTCAGGTAACGGGACGTCGGATGAAGTTGCAGACCAAGATAATTCTGTGGCAAATATGGAGAATTCATAATGGCGCACGGCGCACTAAGAATTAAAGAAAAACTGTGCAACACGCCACACCTAATCTCACCAACATCTTTTGACAGCATTGTATCCTATCTCGATGGCAGAGAAACTGCGGGTATTAAAGCTGAAAAAGATGGAGAAACAATGGGTGGTGTATTCTCCATGAACGAGGATACAGGTGTTGCATTCATTGAAGTTGTTGGGCCGCTGACATACAAACCAACCGGTATGGAAATGTATTGCGGTGGTACAAGCTACGCAGCTGTGCTTGAAGCCATGCACGAAGCTATTGAGGAGAATGCACACACAGTTGTTCTCTCTGCAGATAGTGGCGGTGGAGAAGCCTACTCAATGATTCAAACATCGTCTGAACTCAGAAGACTGGCTGACGAAGCTAACATCAAGCTTATCACATACGTTGATGGAATGGCAGCATCTGCTGCTTACGGACTAGCTGTTTCTGCTCACGAAATCATCGTAAATCCAGATGCGGAAGTTGGCAGTATTGGTGTTGTTGTTCGTTTGATTAACGACAGCAAGGCACTGGAAATGGAAGGCTATGAGCGTTCTTTCGTATACGCCGGCTCCAACAAAATCCCTTACGCAGAAGATGGCAGTTTTAGACGAGAGTTTATTGACGATATTCAATACAAAGTGGATGCCCTCTATGAGCAGTTCACAGGTTATGTAGCAGAAATGCGTGGTTTGGATTTGACAAGAGTTAAGTCCACGCAGGCTGCTACATTCATGGCAGATGACGCAATCAAGTTAGGGCTTGCTGATAAGAAAATGACTCGTCTTGAGTTTTTCGATTATTTGGCTGATCTGACGGATGAGCGTTTGGTAACAGGAGGGAAGATGCTTCCAAAACTTTTTAGTATGTCAACAAAACAAAAGGAAAATGCAGAAATGGCTCAACTCGAAGCCCTGCAAGCTCAAATGACCGAACTGCAAGAGGCTCTTGCTTCCAAGTCTGCTGAGTTTGAAACTAAAGTGGCGGAAATGTCTGCCGGTTATGAAACCAAGCTCTCTGCTCTTGCAGCTGATCTGACTAAGGCACTTGAAGAAAAAGCAAAAGCTGAGGCAGTTGCTGAAGGTGTTAAGAAAGCCGCAGAACAAGCTAAAGCCGATAAGCGTATGGACAGTATCAAAGCTGTTGTTGGCGATGCTAAATCAGATGCTCTGTTCGCCGCTGTTGGTGGTCTGGAAGACGCCGCATTCGAAGCTGTTCTGGCTTCATTTGATGGTGCAAACAAGGCACAAGCCGAATCCGAAATGTTCACAGAAGCGGGTGTAGCCGGTGAAGCTGACACCTCTGCTGTTAAATCGTTTGCAGATTATCTGCCTAAAAAGAAGTAAGGAAAAAATAAATGACAAAACTCGCTACTCGTTCCGAAAAGCTGTCTAATGTACTGGCTTGGGAATTTGCTCCAGAGGAAGGCTACTGCCGCTCCACTGCAACCGTAACCGTAGAAGCTGGCATGGATGTTGGCGCTGTTGTTGTACTGGCTGCTGGTAAGTACGTATGGGTTGAACAAGCTGACGTTGCCACTCTGGCTAATGATGTCCGCATCGTAATCGATCCTAGTGTAAACACCAAAACTGCTGGTGATGCATCCCTGACCCTACTCGGCACCGAACTGCTGACCTCGCCAGCTTATGTAAACCGTGCTGGCCTGAAGTTCAAAGACACCCTGTCCGCTGGTGAAATCGACACCGTGGTTGCTAAACTCAATGCTCGTGGTATTCGCACCACTGTTCGCGTATAATAAGGATAACAATAAATGACCCTAATTCGAGATTATTTCGACTCTTTTAAGACAACTGAATTCACCGAACAGATTAATGAGGTTGAAAATCAGTATGGTTATCTGAACGCGCAGAACTACTTCAACATTAAGTCCACCAACCAAAAGGCAATCGTATTTGATGTTAACAAGCATAACATCACCCTGCTGCCTCAGGTTCCTCGTGGCGATCACAGCTCCACCCAAGGTAAAGAGCGTGAAGTTGAAACCTTTGCCCTGCAACTGGCCTACTTCAACCACAAAGATCGTCTGACTAACGAAGACATCCAATCGTGGCGCGCTCCGGGCAGCACCGACCAAGAATCGCTGGCTCGTGCAACTGCTGAAAAAGTTCAAGACATGCGTCTGGCCTACGACCAAACCAAAGAATATATGTCGCTGCAAGCATTCAAGGGTGTCTTCAAGACTCCAGATGGTGCTGTTGTTGCTGACATGTTCACCGAGCTTGGTGTAACTCAGAAAGAAATCGCATTCGCTCTGGGCACTGGCACCACTGACGTTGATGCTAAGATTTCCGAGCTGAAGCGTTACATTGGCGCTAACGTGAAAACCGGCGGTAGTATCGGCGGTGTTGAAGTGCTGGTTGACCCTGCATTCTTCGACAAGCTGATTTCTCACCCAACCATGAAGACTGCGTACCAGTACTACCAGAACAGCGGTAAGCAGCGTCTGCGTGATGACCTGTCCAGCTACATGCGCTGGGGTATCATGGATGAGTTTGAACATCGCGGTGTTCGCTTCATCTCCTACGACGCAACTTTCAACCTGCCTAACGGCACTACTGAAGTTGGTATTGCTGCCTCCACTGGTCATGCTTACGCTCTGGGTGTTCGCGATCTGTTCCGTGGCTATGCCGGCCCATCCAACAAGCTGTCGGAAGCCAACCAGCCGGGTCAAGAAATGTTCCTGCGTACCTACGTAGACCAATATGACGAGTTTGTTGAATTCCAACTGGAAGCTGCTCCTCTGATGTTCTGCACCAAGCCAGCTTCGCTCGTTAAGCTGACCACTAACTAAGTTAGTTAAAGAAAGAAGCCTTCGGGCTTCTCTCTTACAAAAAGCCTCTTGTTTCAGGAGGTTTTCTATAAGAGGAATAAATATGGCCGTCATTAATCTAGCCACTCCTGAAGGCCAGCTACGCCTTGAAACGGGGGATGTGGCTGACATCCAAATCCTTTCGGATGCCGAATACACATACATTCTAAGTAAACACGACAACATCGTAGCTGATAGTGTTGTTGATGCTCTTTATGCAATTCTTGCTCGCCTATCTTTCGAGACACGTCAGCGCCTTGATAGAATTGAGTTCTACGGCAATCAGTCTTTCGAACAATACTCTAAGTTTGTTACAGACAAGATTGCAAATCTGCAAGGGACAAACAGACTTGCTTCCAATTTCAGCATTTATGCTGGTGGGTTGCTCCTGTCTGATATGGCAGCTAACAATCTAAATCCCGACATCAATCGTGTTGTGACACCTTTTGAGTGTGGGTATAGTGATACACCTCCCCTTTCTTGGAGTTGATGTATGAGCCTATCAACCAATCTCAAGAAAATTGTTACAAGTGTCATGGCTAAGACGGGTACAGATGCAACATTAATTTGTCCTTCTGTTGGTGTCTACGACTACGATACAAACTCCGTTGTTTCAACACCTGTCACATACCCTGTTCGTGTTATTGTAATGGACTTTGCTTTGATTAGCAACGGTGCTCTTGTTGACAAAAATACTCTGACACAATCTAGTGATAAGCAAATCTATCTGGACATGACACAAGCTGACGGAACTCAACCTCCTGTCACACTTGCAAGTACCGGATACAGCCTGCTTATCGGCAGCATAACATATCGCATCACTGTTGTCAAGCAGTACAATCCTTCTACATCCAGCGTGATTATGTACGATCTGAAGGTGGAGCTGTAATGGGCTTCGCTAAAGATATGAAGGCTTGGGTTGAGAAAGCCAAAGAAGCGATGTATAGCAAAGCTTTGGAGATTACAAAATACACAATTCAAATGTCTGTTCAAATGTCTCCTCACTTTGAAAGTGGAGCCAGATGGTCTGAAGGGTATTTTGTAAACAACTGGAAGGTTGGTACGAGCACAGACGGTGTTGAAGTGTTAACACCAATTGCATCTAAAGAAGCTAAAATCTCTGAGCTTTCTTCGATGTTGTCTGAGGCAATGCTTCGTGGAAAAGGTGGTGTGTTTGTGTACAACAATTCGCATTACGCCCGCAACGTAGAATATCTGGGTTGGGCAATTACAAAAGAATATGCTCCACGGGCTAGAGCATTGGCTGAAATCAAATCTAAATATGGAGGCAGCTAATGAGCCAACCTAAGATTCGTACAGCAATTCAGAAACATCTTCACACTCTAGCACTAGCACAAGGGTGGGTCGAAGCTTTAGAAAACATCCCAAACAGCAATACAGCTGAGAAGTATGTAGAACCTCATCTCATCCCTTCTGCCACACAAAACCCTTCCATCGGTGCTCAGCATCAAAGAAGAACTGGTGTAATGAGGGTGAATATTAAATTCAAGAATGTCTCTCAAGGTATGGGGGCAATTGAAGCAGCAGCAGAAGCACTTGTTGCGCACTTTCCTAGAGGACTTGTTCTAGTTTCCTCTGGACTTAGTGTACACATTGAGCGAACACCACGTCAATATCCGCCACTGATTGATGGCATGTATAACGTCATTCCTGTAGACATTGAGTACAGGGCTGACATCATTTCTGTATAACAAATAAGGAAATAAATATGGCACTTGTTAGTGGCGTAGAAAAACGAGTAGTAATTAGTGAAGAAACAACTTGGGGCGTAAAGCCAGCTACCAACACTGGTAAAGAACTCCGCCGTGTAACTGCTGAATTCAACCTTGAACGTGCAAACTTCCAGTCGGCTGAAATCACTTCGACAGCTCAAACTAGCGACATGCGTCTCGGTACTGATAGTATCGCCGGTACACTGAATGGCGAATTGAGTCCGAACAGCTATAGCGATATTTTCGCACAGCTTCTGCGCGGCACTTGGGCAGCTGGTGCAACAACTACAGCAATCACAATTGCAGCCGCAGCTGGTAAGCTGGTTAAGTCTGCTGGCAGCTGGATTACAGATGGTTTTAAAGTGGGTGACTTGGTTGCCGTATCGGGCTTCACTTCGGCAGCTAACAACAAGAATTGGCTCGTTACTGCTGTAACCACAACTGATCTATCTGTAGCTGTTGTTGAAGGTGTTGATTTCACTGTTGAAGCTGAAGGTGACAGCGTAACCGTAGCAGTGTTGGGTAAGAAGCTTGCAATTCCTCTGACGCTTGCAGCCCGTACCAACAAGTCCTTCACTGTTGAAGAATTCTTGGCTCCGAGTAACGAAGCCTACCTATCCACTGGTGTTAAGTTTGGTGCTGCCTCTCTGAGTATGCAGCCTAACGCCATGAATACTGTAAACTTTACAGCTCTTGGTAGAACACAGGAACTGAAAGACACTCCGGGCGCATATTTCACTGCTCCAGCTGCTCCATCCACTACTGGTGTATTTGGTGGCAACAAGGGGATTCTTGTAGTTAACGGCGTTGCGACAGCTGTAGTAACCGGCGTCACTGCTGAAATCACAGGAAACCTTGAGAGTTCTCTAGTGGTTGGTAACAGACAAGCTGCCGACGTTGCTCTTGGTCGGATTGGTGCAACCGGTGAACTGACAGCTTACTACGAAGACGGCAGTCTGTACACCAAGTATAAGAATGAAGAAGATATTTCCCTTGTCATTATGATGCAAGGCGATGCTGGTGAGTACATGGTGATTAAATTCCCACGTATTAAGATTGGCTCTGCCAACCGCGACGACAAGGAAGTTGGAAGTATTCTTCAGGTCATGTCCTTTACAGCACTTCTTCCTAAAGACACTGCTACAGATGTAGAACGTTCTACTGTAGTGATTCAAGACAGCTTGGTTGTCTAATTAATAAATATTGATTGCGCTAAGAGGAGGCTGGAAATCTTGGTCTCCTCTTCTTTTTCTCCATATAATAAAACCTAAAGGAATACAAGATGGATTTGAAATTCATTAATACAGTAGAAGCTGCTGAACGTGGCATTACATTTAATGTACAACAGCCTTACACAGAAGTCGAGACAGATTTCAAAATCAGTGTAACAGGTGTTGGTAGTAAGCAACATAGAAAAGCTCTTGCAACATATCAAACAGCTCTAACTGCTCTGAACAAAAAGATTGGCGAGAGAGAGCCTACTCCAGAAGAGGAAGACAAGCAAGTACAGCTCCTCGTTGCATTCGCAGCTGAATGCACCAAGGGTTGGGAAAACCTCTCGTCTGATGGTGTTGCAATTGAGTTCTCTGTCGAGAAAGCAAAACAGATTTATGCTCTTGCACCGGAAGTGCTGAGTCAAGTTGTATCCCAGATTGGTAATATGAGACAAGCTCTGGGGGAGCTGAACGCCAGCTAGAGGAGTGGTGTGAGTTGACTTTTGAGCTTGGCAAGGCTGACAAAAACGGCATATCACTGCTTACACACTTGATGGAAGTGAAGAAACAAAGTGGACAGACGCCAACAAAGCTCAAACAATTCAACGAAACAGAGGCTCCCCTTTTGGGGAGCTTTTATTCGTTCTGGCTGGCGTTACATGAGAGAAGGCAGTATTCAGAATATGGGCCAATGCCTCTCACATTCCCTGAAATAAAAGCGTGGAAAGAATTAATGGAGGAAGATGTTTCTTCCTATGGTGTGGAGGTTATTTGCTCTATTGATAGGCTCTACTTGAAGCATCAAATGAAAAAGGCGTAAGCGATAATGGCGGACATTATTACATTAGGTATTCAGATTGCCCTATCTGATATTGACAAGGCTACGAAAGCTCTAGACAAGCTTGCTGATGCTTCTGTTGGTGTTGAGAAAGCCACGTCTGGAATTAATAAGGCTACAAAAGAAACAGCTAAAACACAAGAGGAAGCAGCTAATAAGGCTTCCTTGCAAGCACAGCGGGAAGCAAGAGCGCAGCGTGCTGTAGAACAAGCTCTTCTGGCTAAAGAGAAAACTGTAACACAGGCAGCTAAGACGTCTGCTATTTCAGCTGCTGCTGAAATTAAAGCGCAGAATGCATTGCAAGCTAACATTCGTGCGCAAGCCCGTCTGCAAGAAGGTGTTGCAAGAGCTTCTGCTGAGAGTGCTAAGCGTCTTGATGTTCTCGCCTCTAAACAAGGCGCTCAAGCTGCTCTTACAGCTAAGTATACATCTCAAACACAGGCAATTCAAGAGAGAGCTAGCGCTTATGCGCTGAATCAACAAAGCTTTGTTGAGAACCGAACTCTGGCTACGCAGGCTCGTATTACAGCTGGTGCGCAAAGACAAGCGTTGATGCAAGAGAAGTTTGAGTTTCAAAAAGCTCAAGCTGCTGAGAGAGCTGCTAGACGCCAAGCTGATAGTGTTGGTATTCTTAAAGGCGCCTACCAATCTGTAAGAGACATTACCATTGGTGCGTTTGCTGTAGGTGGTGTAGCTGGGGGTGTTAGTTCCATTATCAGAACAGCCGATACACTCACACTGCTCGACAGTCGTCTAAAGCTGGCAACAAAGAGTCAAGAAGACTTTGTAAAAACCCAGACAGCTTTGAGAGAAAGTTCACTTAAAATAGGTCTCAACCTTGAAGCACAAATTGCAGGCTACACACAGCTTGAGCGCTCTACTCGTGCACTCGGATTGTCAAGCAATCAACTTACATTCCTGACAGAGAGTTTCGGTAAAGCAGCTATTGTTTCTGGTGCTGATACAGCGTCATATCAATCTGCTCTTACACAGCTGAACCAAGGTTTTGCTTCTGGTGTGATTCGTGGTCAGGAATTTAACTCTGTTGCCGAACAAGCTCCTGCAATCATGGAAGCTTTGGCGAACGGATTAAGAGGTAGTAACAAAGAGTTTGATGATCTTGAGAAGAAGGGATTTATTGGCGTAGCTGCTCTACGTAAACTTGCTGGTGAAGGTAAGCTGGTAAACAGTGTCACTATTCCTGCCCTGATTGAAGGTTTGAAGGTTACGAACCAACAGTTTGACAGCCTACCCCTAACAGTTCAGAGAGCCACTGAGAAGGTTAAGACAGCTTATCAAATCTGGTTGTCTGACCAGAATAACATTGTAGGTGGTACACAAACTCTAGCCAAGGCTCTGTCTTCTCTTTCAGAAAACTTCAGCGAGGTTGTTTCAATTACAACGACGGTTGCTGCCGTAGTAGGAACAGTAATTGCCGGTAGGCTTGTTGGTGCAATTGTTAGTGCTACAAAATCCTCCACTGTATGGGCAGTAGCTACAGGAATTGCTGTAAAAGAAGAACTTGCTCTAGCTAATGCAGCAGCCGTTGCAGCAGCAGCCACAGAGAAAGAGGCAGCAGCGCAGTTGGCTAATGTAAGAGCAAAAACTCTTGGCCTGACTGTCACAAAAGAACTAACTGTTGCTCAATCGACACATGCTAGCGCTGTGTTGGCATCTTCCTCTGCTCTAGCAAGGTATGATGCAGCACTTAAAGCATCATCTGTTGCAGCTACATCGGCGGCTGCTGCTACAGGTATTTTCAACAAGGCACTCCTGCTAATTGGCGGTGTTCCCGGAGCTATTGCAATTGGTGTAATCACTATTGTCCAATATTGGGACGACATCCGTATTGCAATGGGCGATACAAAGCGTGAAGCAGAGTCTGCTGGTAGAGCTATTGAGGAAGCAATCAGCAGGGGTGATCGAGCAGCAGCAGCTTCCATCATTAATGAAAAACGCCTAACAGCTCAGAAAGCCAGAGCAGATCAAGAAGCTGCTGTTAAGCAGTTGAGAGCAGAAGAAAGACGCTTAGGATTAATTGATGTTGGCCCAACACAAGGCACTTACACACCCGGCTACGCTGACTTCAGACAACGTGAAGGAATTCGAAGAGATCAGGAACGTAATCTTCGTCCTGTAGATCGAACTGCTCTCATAACAGCAAGAAACGCTGTACAAGCAGCTAATGCAACTCTCTCTGAAACTGAAATTGTTCTTAGCAAAGCAACGAATGCAAGAGCAATGGCAAGTGAGAAGCAAGCTGAAGCTTTGGCAGCACCTTTCTATCAAGCAACCCCAACAGCAATTTCTGGCCCAACTCCTGACACAAAAGTTAAAGCCCCAAAAGCTCTAGGTGCTGGTGAATCTGAACTCACAGCAATCAAAGGCAGGGTAGCTGCATACGAAGAAGAACTCAAGCTTGTCTCTGCTCTTGGCACAGCAAAAGACAATCTAAATGAGCATGAGGTTAGGGCTTATCAGATTCAAGAGAAGATCAAGGCGCTCGACCCAGCAGCTAAAAACTACGCTGAACTGAAATCCAATCTTGAACTCACTCTCGCACAAGAAAGACGTGCGGGTGTGTTGAAGAAAGAAATTGATGCAATTCAGGAGAGAAATAAGGCTGTAATTGATTGGCGTAAAGAGGTTGAGAAACTTACAGAGAAGCAAGAAAACCTCGCTAAATATACAGCTGTTAGTTTAGATGCTAAAGCCGAAACTAGTCAAGAACTTGCTGCCAGACGTATTAGAGAAAACTACGAAGCTGCTCTGCAAACACTGAAGGGTATTGATGCTGTTCTGAATGCACCGGAAGGTGTAAGTACGGCAGAGAAACGTCTTGGTGTTGAGAAAGCCTTAGGTGTTGCACCAGCCAAACAAGAGTCTTCTTTTGAGGAGCAGCTCGCTGGTTTTGACAACGCAATTGGATTTGCACAAGAAAATGGTGATTTGGATTTAGTGCAGCAGCTGGAGGAGAAGCGTACTGCTATTGTTGCAGCAGAAGCTGAAAAGCGTAAAGCAATTCAGGAAGAAGAGAACAAATCTCTTCAGAACAATATCTCGTTGATGCAGACATCCACTGATAGTGTTCTTAGTATTTTGAAGAACGCAGGTCAAGAGCAGACTGGTATCTACAGAGCGTTGTTCGCTGCCAATAAAGCGTTTGCAATTGCAAACTCCATTATCAAGATTCAACAAGGTATTGCAGAAGCTGCTTCGCTCCCTTTCCCATTAAATCTTCCAGCTATTGCAACTGTTGTGGCAAGCACGGCAGGTATTGTTTCTACAATCACCTCCACTGACGCAAAGTTTGCCAAGGGTGCGGCATTTGATGGGCCTGTTGGTGCAGGTAGTGGTGTTATCTCTACTCCAACTACTTTCCCTATGTCCGGTGGAAAGACAGGTATGCTAGGTGAGCGTGCAGGAGAACCCGAGGGCATACTCCCTTTGACGAGAGATGCAAACGGAAGGCTCGGAGTTACGGCATTGGGTGGTGGAGGTGGTTCTAGTAATGTGCAGCAAAACAACATTACAATTAATGTCTCAGGTGGTAATACCAATGAGGAAACAGCTGGTGTTATCAGTAGAGAACTACTTAAAACAATGGAAAGAATTGCGGACAGCAGGATTTCAAATGCAAAACGTCCTACTGGCATCCTGTCTAGATAATCAATCTGTCTAATTGCTTGACAAAATTCGTAATGTGTGTTATTTTGCATTTTTAAGGAAGGAGTTCAATGTGAGATACAACCATTACGATTTTGTTGGGCAGCAATTTGGTGTTTTGAAAGTAGTTGATGTTTTCCCTTACGTATCTAAGACAGGCTACACTAAGAAGCTACTCGTTTGTGACTGCATCTGTGGGAAGCAAACCAAGGTTGCCGTGAGTGATCTCAAGAAAGGAAAAGTGATGTCTTGCGGCAACAAGTGTCATATTTGCACTGTGTCTTTTGGTGTAAAAGATCGTACTAAAAAGGATTCCAACAACAAGGTTATAAACAGATTCAGAACCTGTTGGTACGATATGAAAACACGTTGCGATAATCCAAAGTGCAAAGAATATAAAAACTACGGCGGTAGAGGGATTAAGTACCAGCAAGGGTGGGAGAGGTTTGAAAACTTTTACAGGGACATGTTCAACACTTACGATGATTCACTAACCTTGGACAGGATTGATGTGAACGGGGACTATACGGTTGAAAATTGCAGATGGTCTACTTGGGAGGTACAAAATCACAACCGACGAGGCATGAGCGGAACATCGCAATACAAGGGTGTTGTTTGGAATAAGTCTAGAAACAAATGGCAAGCAAGTATTTGCAAGGGTGGTGACCAGAGGCACCTCGGAAGATTCGCCGATGAACTAGCTGCTGCAACAGCTTATGACAATGCGTCAGAAGAGTTGTACGGAGACCGTCCTAACAACACTGTGAGAAATTGAGAGAACAGGGAGCTTAAGGCTCCCTGTCTTCTTTAACAATATTTTGCTTGACTTTAAACTATCTGTGTGTTAGAATATGGAATATTAAAAAGGAATACTTACTATGGCTTTGCCAGTATTTGATGTAACATGGCTTCCAGAAGAAGGGGCATCTAAGTCTTTAGCTCCCAGAGTTAAGAGAGTTGCGTTTGGTGACGGATATGAACAACGCACAGCTGATGGCATTAACATTATGCTTGAAACTTGGGGTGTTATGTTCAAAGGCGACCCAGTTAAAATCCAAGCTATTGACGACTTCCTAAAAGCTAGAATGTCTCTTGAAGCCTTCACTTGGACAACTCCTGAAAATGTCTCTATTGCTGTGACATGCGAATCTTGGAGTCACACTTGGGATAACTTCGGATGGCACACCCTGCAAGCTGAATTTAAACAAAAACCAGAAAAATAATAAAGGAAACATATGTCCATACTTGGAGAACTTTCTGCTTTCAATGGCGGACAATGGGTTGAGCTGTTCGAGATTGATCTCACAAAATATGGACAACCTATTTTCCGAATTCACAACGGTGTTAACGGTCTGACAC